AACAGATGTTAGCATATCAACAAGAGCTAGAGATATAGATGCTTTACTACAAGATGACATAAGTGAAAGCATTGGTGCGTATTCTAAAAAACTTACTGATGGAATAATAGATGCAGAAGAAGGTGCAAAGCTTTTAAAATTAATAGATGATAAAATAGAACTAGATACAAAGGTTCTTGATCCGTATAAAGTTCTTTTTGGTAGAGGACTTAGATCTCTTAGAGAAGACATTGACATATATAAAGTTCAAAGAGGATCAGAATTTTCATTAAGAGCCAAGAAGTCTCAAGAGAGTTGGAAAAGTTTTAGGGATGAATTAAAGAAAAATTTAGATGAAAAGACTCCTTTTGATGGAATAACAAAACGTGTTGATGACATCGAGATAGCTATAAAGAATGTAAATAAAGAAGGAAAAGAAGTAGCAGAGGCAGTAACCAGATTAAGAAAAAGTAAAAAGACTTATGACCCTGCAAAGCTTGTAGAACAAGAAATAAAAAGACTTGAAAAGGCGATACAAAAAGAGAAAGACATAGCTAAAGCTCCAGAAGTTGCAGGTGAAGTAAAGAAGCCAAAAGCAGAACAGACTGAAGAAATAAAGCAACTGAAACAAGAGTTAGCAAGACAGAAGAAGCTTGCAAAAGACGCAGAGAAATACACAAAGCTTCAGAAAGAATTAGACAATTTACTTGGGATGACTCCCGAAGATTTCCTAAAACTAAGTAAGGAAAAGCAAGCACAGAAAGCTTTAAAGAAACAAGGCCCAAAGACAAAAACAGATCAGTTGCAAGATGATATTAAAGCAAAACTAAAAGAACTTAGAAAAGCTGCTAAGTCTATAGAAAGAAGAGAGGCTCTTGCAAAACACAACAAGTTCTTTGAAGAGCTTAGAGACACATATCTTAGCAACATTTGGAAAGACAGAAGCCATTTACTTTATAGAGTAGCTTCGAGATGGACTACACTTAGACAACTTGCGTTGATTGACCAGTTGCCTTCAGTTATGGCAGGTGTTTACTCTGGTTCTTGGTTGACTGTTAAAAATGGATTAGCAAGACCAATAACAACATCTTTTAAAGAAGGAGTGAAAACAGTAGCTCCTGCAAAGGTTTTAAAATTAGTAGGGTCAGAAAAGAATGATTGGGATACTACAAAAAAACTTGTAGTAAACGAATACTTAACTGCTGCTGAATTGTTTAAAGATCTTAGCACTACATTTAAGGCAGCTAAGATGAGGGCTAAGACTCTAGAAAGTGTTACAGATATTGATACTGGAAGTAAATTTAACTTAAATGAAAAAGAAGTAAATTTATCTACATACGCTAGAACAGTTGCAAGGGCGCAAGAATCTTCAACGGCTATAGCTGAAAGAAGAACAAGACTGATGGAGGCAATAGATCTTAGTAAGTCAGCTTCTATGCGACAGATAGTAAACGTTTTAAGTCTTGGATATAGAGGAATTGTTGCAGTAGACGAAGTGTTCTACAGGCAAAATGTAAAAGCAAACATACACAGAGCAGCAGGTACAAAAGCAATCTTTGAAGCTCCAAATGATGCAGTAGCACAAGCAAAGATTAAAGAAAAGTTTATAGAAGACTCTTGGGAAAAAAGAGCTTCTGGTATTCCTGCTTTGAGGGAAACAGACGATAACTTTGCAGCAATAAACTCTATAAGGCAGGATATGTTTTATACACTAAATGATCCAGAGGCAGGAGATATTTATCAAGGTTTTGCTGAAACTATAGTAAAACGTATCAAAGGAGCTACCGACAAATCGCCTTTAGGTAAGTTAGGTACTGCTGCACTGATGCCTTTTATTAACATTGCTGTAAGAGGTGCTTCTGTTTCAGCTAAAACTTTAACTGCCCCTGTTGGTATGATTAGCCCGAAATTTGCAGGTGCAGTTAAGTTTTATCGAGACAAAATTAAAGAAAATCTCAAAGACATTGAAATAGACAAGGTTAAAAAAAGAGAAGCGATAGAAAGCGGAGACATAAAACTAGCAGAAGAAATTCAAGAAGAAATAATCAGAAAAGAAAGAGTAATCGAACTTAATCAAGCTAGAATGCTAGAGCATAAAGCTGATTATATGTCCTATGCTTTAATGGGTGGAGCAGCTTTTGCTTTTGCACTTCGATCTTCAATGACTGATGAGCCTTTTATAACTGGTTCAATGGCTTGGATGACAGATGCTCAAAAGAAAAGAGCATTAGAAAATGGTGCAATACCATATACTATGAAAACTCCTTTTGGTAACTTTGATCTAAGAAAAGCTATGCCATTTAACCTTCCATTGGTTGTAGCTGCTGACCTTGGATCATTCCTTAAAGCCCAGGAGATGGACGAAGAATTTCCTGACGCAAAGATACTAAAAGAGGGACAGAATGTTATATCCGTTCTTACCTCTGCTGTTGCACAGCTAAACAAAGAACTTCCCTTTAACCAAGGGTTAAAAAGTTTAGGAGAGATATTTATGCCAGAAAGTCTACAATCATTACAAGACACTATGACTGATCTTGGTGCAAGTTACTCTCTTGTTCCTGCACAAGTTCAAAAGTTAGCTAGACTTTACTCAGGTAATGACAAAGTAGAAGATTTAAAAGGTGGAACGTTTATTGATAGAGTATTATACAGAACACTTGGTATAGGCACTCCAAACAAACGAGTAGATATCTTTGGTGACTTTGAGAAGAGTAGTAAAAACTTCTTTACAGAAACAATTCAAATAGCTCCTCTCTCCGATACAATACATGAGTTCGAAGAGTATAGAAAATTAGCAGGATATGATTGGACTGGTTCTTTGCCTACAGAACTTCCAAGAACTTTTGTAGCAGGAATATCAATGACGGACTTTATAAACGAAGAAGGAGAAACTCTTAAAACAGTATTTGCAAGAAGACTAAGAGCAAGAAGCGAAAGAAAAGATGGAGTAAAAAGAAAGATTAGAAAACTTTTAAAGACAAAGAAATACAGGAACATTCTAAGAAACGGAGAAGTCACTGGTGTAATATCTGCTGATAACATGTATGAGATTCCTGCAATTCAAGAGATAGGTAAGTTGATAAGGAACAGTTGGAAAGAAGAGAAAGAAAGAATGCTAGACGAAATAAAAAAAGGAAAGTTTGGCAAAGATTTTATCAACGAAGAAGGAGAGCAACTTAACGAACTTCTTGAAAACTATGAATCTGTAGAAGGACAAGAAATAAAACTAAACCTTTTAAACTTTGAGGACTTATAAATTATTAAACAATACAAACCAACAAACAAAAATTTATGGCTAATTCATACGTCGAATATACGACAACAGGAACAGGAACAAATCAGTTGGGACAAACTACATTTAGTTATAGCAATATAGATGTTCTCAGTTCAGATCATGTGTTCTGTAAAATTCAATCTTACAATGGAAGTAGTTTTTCGTGGACAGAAGCTTCTGTTGCATCAAGAAATGCTACAGCAAAAACAATAACACTTAACTCAGTTCCAGGAGGTACTACATCAAAAGTAAGAGTTTATAGGAACACAGTAAGTACTCCGTTAATAGACTTTGTTGATGGCGCACGACTGACCGAGAGTGATCTCGACACCGCCTATAAACAAGGACTTTTAGTAACTCAAGAAGTTAAAGAAGATGCAGCAGTAAATGGAAACACTGGAGTGGAAAACCTGACTTTGACAGGAACTACAACAGTAGATAATCTGACTGCTACTGGAACTGTTGTTATTCCTTCGGGAACAGACGATACTCATTTTTATAGAGAGGGAACTTGGACTCCTACAGTATCGGGAGTTAGTTTAAGTACTGCCGAAGGGAACTATGTAAAAGTAGGTAAATCTGTTACGGCTCATTTTAACATTGTTTTTCCTTCTACTTCTTCAGGAACAACATCAGCAATATCAGGACTGCCATATAACTCCGCAGGGGCTAATCAATATGGAGGAGGCTTTTTTAGTTGGCAGGATACTTCTTACACTAAGCTTTCTTTGTATAACCAAACAGCTTCTACTTTTACTATTGTAGATGCTAACACAGGTTTAACTAATGCTAATTTAAGCACAAAGCAGTTGATTGGAACTTTAATTTATAAGACAGCTTAATTATCCCTACATACATGAACAATCAATTTACGACTCCTACAGTTGGAGTTTTAGGACTTCTCGCCAACATAACACTTAACGACGTAAACGAGATATTAGCTGTATTAGTTGGTGCAGCTACTCTTGTTTACATGATCTTAAAGATAATATCAGAATTACGTAAAAAGAATAAATAACTATATGGATATCAGTAACATGACTACTGAGGAAAAAGATGATTTTCTCAAGAACATCACAGTTGACTGGATGATAAATCAGGTGCAATCAGGAGAAGCTACGCCTTCCCTAATCAACTGCATCAGACAATATCTAAAAGACAATGGCGTTCACTCCTCAATCAAGCACGACAACCAAATGCAAGACCTTGTGAGTATTCTTCCATTTAAAGATGACGAAGAAGAAGAAGAAGTCGCAAATGGCTAAAGTTATTATATATTATATGTAAAAATGTCTTCTAAAAATTCTGTTCCAGAGGAACTAAAGGACTTTAGGAATTTTTTATATATTGTATGGAAACATCTAAACTTACCTGACCCCACTGACATACAATACGAAATTGCTGAGTGGATGCAAAATGGCCCAAGAAGGGCTGTCATTCAAGGTTTCCGAGGTGTGGGTAAATCTTGGATTTGCTCTGCCTACGTTGTCCATCAGCTTCTATTAGATCCTTCAAAAAACATCCTTGTATGCTCTGCAAGTAAAACAAGAGCGGATGACTTCTCTACGTTTACCCTAAGACTAATCCATGAGATGCCTATACTGGCTCATCTTATCCCCACAGATAAACAAAGATTTTCAAAAATAAGCTTTGATGTTGGCCCTGCCCCTGCATCACATGCTCCGAGCGTAAAGTCGCTAGGCATCACCTCCCAACTAACAGGGAGCAGGGCTGACATTATTGTTGCTGATGACGTTGAAGTTCCCAACAATTCGGCTACACAGGGCATGAGAGACAAACTGGGGGAGCAGGTAAAGGAGTTCGAGTCCATATTAAAACCTGACAAGGAATCCAAGATTGTCTTTCTTGGTACGCCTCAATGCGAAGACTCCCTCTACAATAAACTAATGGAGAGAGACTATGCTGCGAGTATCTGGACTTGCAAATATATTACTCCCGAAAAGAATGAGAAAACATACTATGGGAGGGTGAGTCCACTTTGTGTATCCGAAAAAAAGAAAGGTAAGTCTACAGAGCCTATAAGGTTCAGCGAACTGGACTTAACGGAAAGAGAGGTAAGTTACGGCAAAGCAGGTTTTGCTATGCAGTTTATGTTGGACAGTAAATTGTCCGACCTTGATCGCTATCCGCTAAAAGTAAACGACTTACTGGTGATGGACATCGATGATGAGGTTGCTCCAGAAAAAGTAGTATGGGCGCAAAGTCCAGAACTCATCTGGGGAGGCGATGTCCCTAACGTTGGGTTTACTGGGGACAGGTTCTACAGACCAATGAAGCAAGTTGGAGACATGATTGAATACACAGGATCAGTAATGTCTATTGACCCATCAGGAAGAGGTCGTGATGAAACATCCTGGGCTATTGTAAAGATGCTTAATGGTTACCTGTATGTACCAGACGCAGGTGGTATGCAAGGTGGTTATGGTGAAGACGTTCTAAAAGTTCTCGCCATGAAAGCCAAGAAGCACAAGGTCAATTACATTATAGTCGAGAGTAACTTTGGTGACGGCATGTTTAGTGAACTGTTTAAACCTTTTCTTGGTAAGATACACCCCTGCACTATCGAAGAAGTTCGCCACAGCATCCAAAAGGAAAAGAGGATCATTGACACACTGGAACCAGTCATGAGCCAACACAGGCTTGTAGTCTCTCCTGATGTCATAAGAAATGACTTTAGCTCGGCTCAGAACTATCCACTGGAATCTCAGCTAAAGTATCAGCTTATCTATCAGCTTTCTAGAATCACTAGAGACAGAGGAGCAATCACTCACGATGACAGACTTGATGCTCTTGCTATCGCTGTTGCTTATTGGGCAGAACAAATGTCCCAAGATGCTGAGAAAAAGATGGCTGATAGACAGGAAGAGATACTGGATGAGGAGCTAAGAAAAATGGCTGATAGTTACTTTAACACTAATGAAGCAGCTAATAATGGCCCTAACTGGCTCTAGGATTGATGAGGTGGGTTTAGAATTACTTCTGGCTCACATGACACTATTTTTTAACAACGACGATTTTTAAAGGTAAATATGAAGCAAATAAAGGAAGATCTGTTTAAAGCACAGGAACTTATTAGTAATGCACTAGAAAAACTAGAGGACATCGAAAAAGATAAAGAAAAACCAAAAGCCATCCCCTTTCCCACAAATAGCATCCCAAAAGAAGAACTTAACGTTGCCATCTGTGTTGGACATAGCCGAAAGGGAGATACAGGTGCAGTTAGCTGCGGAGGCATCAATGAATGGACATATAACAAAAAGGTTGCTGAGTACCTCAAGAGCGACCTACAGGAGTACGGAATTGCTTCGTTTGTTGTAGATACCTACGGAGGAACCTACGGATCTTATGTGTCTTCTATGAACTGGCTCGCAAAGCACCTAAAGGAACAAAAAGCTTCCGTAGCCCTTGAGCTTCACTTCAACGCTGCTGCAAGCGACAAAGCAAACGGAATGGAAATGCTACACTGGCATACCTCAAGAATAGGACTAAGCCTTGCCGAGTACGTTCTACAGGGTTGTAAGAAATACTTTCCCCTAGTGAAAAATAGAGGAGTCAAAGGCATCGGAAAGGGATCACGAGGAGCAACCTTCCTTAGACTTCCTACAATGCCTTGCATTATCACAGAACCATTCTTCGGAAGTAACTGGCAGGATTGGATAATGTTCGCAGACCAAGAAGCAACTCTAAGCCAAGCCATAGCTCTTGGCGTTAAACAATGGGCAGATGAGCATATCATATAAACCAAAACAAATCACCATAGGTGGACATAAGTACAAAGTCGTTTACCAGAAAAACCTAGAAGACTTCGGAAACGTCGATGTCGACAAAAAAATCATTACCCTCAGAGATAACCTAAGTACCAAGGAAACACTCGATACGCTGCTTCACGAAGCCTTTCACGCTTGCCTAGCACTCTCTGGACTTAGCTACCTACTTGACGATGAGAACAAAGAAGAAGCCCTCGTGAGAGCGTTCGATAGCATAATGCTCCCTGTTATTAAAAGAGAATTAAAGAAAACCCTATAAATATAGGATAAATAATTTACGACTGTATATAATAAAGGGGGGATATAGGGGGGTTCAAAAAAACCATTACTTATATAGTAATTAGTAATCATAATTGTAATGTAAGTAGATTAGGAATAAGTTTGCAGAAGCAGTATTATAGAACAGTTATAGAGTATAACTTTAAGTAATACTTTAAGTAACCTGTATAGGAGTGTTACTTAACAACAGGTTAAATGTGGGAATCTCATTAGTTAGGCTTTAAGTAAGCTCTAGGTGGACTGCTTCTGGAACCATCCCACTAATTAATTTTGGTAAAAAAATGTGAAGGGGTATACGTACATAAAAGAATCTCTACTTTCCCCATAGGGATGGTGGGGTATTTAAATTTTCTTGGTTGATTGTCCTTAATTTGTCAGTGATCAAGGGGGGCTTCTATTATATCAGGGAAGGGAAGCAATAAACGCAAGATGTTTGATCTTGTGTGAAGGGGTTTTGAGCTTGTTGTTTTGGTGTCGTTTGTTTTGTTCTTTTTGTTTTCTGTCTCTTTCTTTTTGTTATCGTGTGTTTTTGAATTGCTTGTATTCACATTGTAAATACTAAAATTTTTTTCAATTATTTGCTTTACAATACTTAATGCTTAGCCAATAGGTATAAACATGAATATTAAAACTACCATTAAAATGACCGAACAAGAATATAGAGAAGAAGCGTTAACTTGTGAGCAAGTAAAATTTCAGCTTAAAGAACACGGGGTACTTGATTTTTCCGAGTTTTTTAATGAAGTAGGTTTAAAAGATTCTTTTAGTGGTGATGAGGTTCTCGATTGGCTTGGTTACTGATTTTATTAACCTAATAACCAATTTAAAAAATAAAATGCTTTTTCTACTATCATTAATAGCTTTCTTCTCATTATTTTGCGTTTTTGTTGGAATCATTGAGAAGCTCACAAAATAAATAAATAATAACAAATAAACAAACTACCAAAAACAATGACCTTAAAAGACCAAGTACTTTATCAAGTAAAAGAACTAGAAACCGAGCATTACCATGAGGATCAGCCGACAGCGTATGATTGGATTAACAACGCTTTGGATATTCAATATAT